GCCATAAAAAAGGCCCTCGTTTCACAACGAAGGCCACATTTCAGTTTATGTGCCCATCCGAAGATGGACTTGACAAAACAAAGATATGAATTCATTTTTTGTAAACAAACAGGAATTCTCTGGAACAGACAAGGCAAAAGATGTTGCCTTTGACCAGACAATAGAGAGAAACACAATGGAGGAGAGTGAGGTGACTACAATCAAGAGGTTCATACGCTCTTCGCTACAATACAGACCAGTAACAAGATTTATTCACAACTAAAGACTTAGACTATGAGTTTAATAAGAAAACCACACGAACTAAATGTTCAAACCAAGATAAAAGCTTTGATTTACGGACAGGCAGGAACAGGAAAGACCACTTTGGCTCTCTCCACACCCAAGCCACTTTTGTTTGACTTTGATGGCGGTGTCCATCGTGTCAATTTTGCTCACCTCTCCAATGTAGGGACAGTGCAGATTGAATCTTATCAGGACTTCCTTGATGTTCTTGAGAAGGAGGACTTATCCGACTTTGAGACCTTCGTAATAGACACTGGAGGCAAATGCCTGGACTATATGGCTGATTATATCATCCGCAGGAATCCCAAGCTTGGCAAGAGCAATGGTACTCTCACCTTGCAGGGTTATGGTGAACGCAAGGCTGAATTCTCTGCCCTTTGCAAACGCATCTCGCTGATGAACAAACACATCCTCTTCGTAGCCCATAGAGAGACACGAACAGATGGTGATGAAGTACGCTATGTTCCTCTCTTCGGAGGTAGCAACTACGACAGCTTGGTTACTGAACTGGATCTCGTTGGATACTTGGAGGCCAATGGTCGCAAGAGGGTTATCACCTTTGACCCTACCAGTCGTAACGATGGTAAGAACACCTGCAACCTCCCTTCCACGATGGATATACCTGTTATCGTGGATGAGTCGGGTAATCCTACTGGTAATAACAGCTTCTTCCTTGAGAGGATTATTCAGCCTTACATCAAGAGGCTTGAATCACGCAAGGTTGAAGGAATCCAGTACAATGAGGTTATTGAAAACATCAAGGAGCAGGTTGAGCAGATTACCGATGAACTATCTGCCAATGACTTCGTGCAACGCATTGACCATATCAAACATATAGGCACTTCCAGACTTATGGCTGCAAAGTTGGTTAGGGAGAGATGCACTCAGTTAGGGCTGAAATTTAACTCAAAGGCGAAGGTCTATGAGAGAAGTTAGTTATCGTTTCTATGCTACACTTTTGGATGGGTTTCAGAACTATATGAGTAGTTCTGAGACCTACCATAAGTACTATGGTTTCTCCGAGAATCCTTCCATCACAGAGGAGGAGTTTGAGGCTAAGGCTTTCCAGGACTTCATCAATCAGATTAACAGAGTCCCTTTTGAAAGTGAGGCTGCTGACAGGGGCACTGCTTTCAATGAAATTGTTGACTGCTTGATTGAGAACAGGAAGTCCGAGAAGATGGATATTCGCAGCGACAGGGAGAATGGGCTAATCGTTGCCACTTACAATGGGAGGGAGTACTCTTTTTCTCTCTCCCTATGTGTTGACACAGCCAATTACTATCGTGGTGCTTTGACGCAGGTTCATACTACTGGCCTGTTGAAGACCAGATATGGTCAGGTTGAGTTATACGGTTACATTGATGAGTTGATGCCTTCTGTTATCCACGACATCAAGACCACTGGCTCTTACAGTGCTTTTAAGTACAAGGAGAACTGGCAACACAAGGTTTACCCTTTCTGCCTCAGACAGCAGGGTGCTATGGTTGATGAGTTTCACTACGACATCTTTGTTTTTGACAGCAAGAACAGGTTCAATGGTCGTCATACCGAGAAGTACCTCTTCAATGAAGAGAGGGATACACAGCTTCTTGTCAATCAGTGTGAAAGCTTGATTGAATTTCTTGAGATGAATAAGGCTCTAATCACAGACAAAAAGGTTTTCAATAATGAATAAAGTTATTCTATATGGCAGGGTTGGTCAAGACCCTAAGATAAGAACATTTGATACCGGGAATAAGGTTGCCAATTTCTCACTTGCAACCAATGAAGGCTATTACGATAAGTCAAAGAACTGGGTTGATAAGACTGAGTGGCATAACATCGTTGCAGGTGGTCGTCTTGCAGAGAGGGTTGAGAGTAAGGTGGTGAAGGGTTCGGAGTTGTTGGTAGAGGGTAAGATAGCCACAAGGAGTTATGACAAGGATGGTCAGACTATCTACATCACTGAAATCATTGCTCTCTCCATCAAGATTGTTGGCGGTAGTAAGCAAGGCTCTTCACAACCATCCTCACCTTTTGGTCAGGATCAAGTTGAGTCAAATTTTCCTGAGGATGATGGCGACCTGCCATTCTGACTTAAATAAGTGAATTTTATGAGGTTCAAGATTAGATGCAGGAAGGACAGGGAGGATGTTATCTCTTACATCAACAATTTGAATCCAGAGAAGAGGTATGAGATTGACATTACGCCATATAGGGAGAGAAGGAGTGTGTCTCAAAACAGCCTTTACTGGCTCTATTTGGGATGTATTGAGGAGGAGACTGGCAATGACAGGTATGATTTGCACGACTTTTTCAAGAGGAAGTATTTGCGTGTTGGGGAGTCTGTGCTTTGTGGGGAAGAAGTTGTCAAGACTATTTCCACTTCCAAACTGGACACAAAACAATTTGCTGAATATTTGAGGAAAATAGCCTCTTTTTCGGCACAAGAAGGTATTATCCTTCCTGACCCTTCCGACATCTATTTTGAGCAGTTTTATGACCAATATAAGCACATTTTATTGAAGTGATAAGGAGGGTTACAACCTATGGCACGACCAAAGAAGAACAATGCGGATTACTTTTCGCACGACGCTGATATGAGGAACGACCTGAAGGTAAAGGCTCTCAGGAACAAGTTTGGCATCACTGGCTATGCGGTGTGGTGTATGATACTGGAGGTATTGACAGACAAGGATTACTTTGAGTATGACTGGAGTGAGGTTTCACAGGAGCTTATGTCGGCAGACTTCGGCATTGACTCCTCTCTGCTCATGGAGATAGTTGAGTATTGTAAAAAACTCAAGCTTCTCACATACGATAACTCCACCAACACCATCTTTAGCCAAAGACATAAAGAGAGATTCAATGGACTATTAACTAAGCGAGAAAGGGACAGAATAAGAGTTTTCGTCAGCGATAACTCTAAACAACCTGAAGTTTTCGCCAGCGAAAACCCCCAAAGTAAAGTAAAGTATAGTAAAGTAAATATTATTAAAAATAATAATAGAGATATATGTGGTTTAAAACCACCATCCACAGGTCAGTTAAGGGAAGTGAAGAAGGTGTTTACTCCTCCATCAAAGGAGGATGTGATAACCTACTTTGCAGAGAGGGCTATATCCCCAGAGGATAGGGAATACTTTGCAGATAAGTTTCTCAACTTCTATGAGAGTAAGAACTGGATGGTGGGAAAGAACAAGATGGCCAACTGGAAAGCAGCAGCCTCAAGGTCTTTGGAGTGGGAGGATAAGCGAAGGATAAGACACAACCTAAACACAAGCGTAAATGAACTATGGAACTATCAGAAATAATTTCCCAGAGTGGGATTACATTCTCATACTTGGGGATAGAGAGGATACCTCTCACCCCATACAGTATGAGGAAGGCTCTCCAGATATTTGATGCTCTGGGTAAGCAACGCAAAAGCGGTTTCGTTATTGACAGCGAGAATAGGTTTCTCTATGAGAACCTGCTCCGTTGGGCACACTCTGATGGGGAGATGCAATGCCTTCACCCCAGAACCAAGCAGATAATCAAGGCAGACACAACAAAAGGGATTTTCATAGCAGGAGGAACCGGGACAGGCAAGACCTGGGCACTGGAGCTTCTCTCTTCCTATTGTGCTCTTCACAACATAAGAGTCAAGAAAGGAGAGAAAATCTATATGCTCTCCTTCCCATCTGTGAGAGCCGACAAAATCTGTATGGATTATATGAATCAAGGCTCTTTTGACAGCTTCATCAACTCTCCTATACTCTGTGTTCAGGATATGGGAGATGAGCCAAAAGAGAGCCAATATATGGGCAATAGGGAGGAGGTTATCAAACGACTTCTCTCCATCAGGGGAGACAGAAGAGATAGAATCACCCTGATATCTTCAAACATCCCTCTTAATCACAAGTTGATGACAGACACATACGGAGACAGGGTAGTCAGCCGATTAGAGGAGATGTGCAACTACTTTGAACTTGTAGGTAAAGACAGACGAAGAATGTAAAACTCAATCAAATATAGTATGAGAACTGAAACACAGAATCAAATGATTGCCCGTTACCTTGAGAGTGGCAAGACATTAACACAGCTACAAGCACTGGATTTGTTCAGGTGCATCAGACTCCCATCAAGGATAAATGACTTGAGAAACAGGGGTTACATCATCAAGACAACAATGGTGTACAAAGATGGGGTCAAGTATGGTATCTACTCCCTGATTTCTAAACCAAAACAACCAGTCTTTCCTCCGATGAGAGGGGTGTGCAGAAGAGAGAAAAAAGAGGGGCTATGGAGGAGACTATACAACAAATTATTAATCCGTAAATAGTGTTTTTATTACAAGCATTTATCATAGTATCAATACTTTAAGTAATCGGTTTTATGGAAAATATATTAAATGACATAAGCACAGTCACTGAAATAAGCACTGCACAGATAAAAAGTGGGAGTAGAAGGATGGAGGTTGTAGCGAGTAAGGCATTGTTTTCCAATATATGCCACGAGAGGGGGATTCAGGATAGGGTAATTGCAGATTTCATAGGAGTAACAAGGACATCTGTGATACATTACCGAAGGTCAAAGAAATCCGATTTTTATAAATATTACGAGTCACGATACAGAGATTTATTGCAAAAGAGGGAAGGTAGGAATGGTAAAGTTTATTGTTGTGGGGGAGCCTGTTGCCAAAGGCAGGCCACGATTTACTCGGAGGGGAATTGCTTATACTCCAAAAAAGACAAGCGAGTATGAGGAGTTGGTTAGGTTAAGCTACTTCGCTTCGGGAGCAAGGAGATATGATGATAAAACACCACTGAAAATGGAATTAAAGGCATATTTCCCCATCCCGAAGCATACTTCAAAGATTCAGGTAGAGAAGATGGAAAAGGGAGAAATCCTTCCTATCAAAAAACCAGACTGTGACAACCTGATGAAGATAGTAGCAGATAGTTTAAATAACATAGCTTATGGAGATGATAAACAGATAACAGAGATGAAAATCACCAAACGGTATTCAACCACTCCAAGAGTGGAAGTGGAGATATCGGAACATAATCAAAGTGTTAATAATTAAGTGTTTGAAATACAATCACAATTTAGTAAATTTGTAAAAGAGAGCATCAATGAGAAAGGAAGTGGAGATGGTTTACAGGAGGATTGATGAACTGATAGAACCAGAGTATAATCCAAGAAAGATAACAGCCAAGCAGAGGGAGGATATCAAACGCTCCCTGACCAAGTTTGGCTTCGTACAGCCACTGGTGGTGAACACACACCC